AATCATTAACTGACTGTGAGTACAGACACGGATTTACAGGTACACTGAAATCATCAGAAAGTAAAACACATCGGCTCGTTTTAGAGGGTTGCTTTGGTGAAGTCAAACGATTCGTAAACACAAAAGAGCTTATGGATAAAGGAACAGTAGCTGATTTCAAAGTCAAAGCGATTGTACTATCTCACAGCAATGATACAAGAAAGAAATTCAAAGACGCTCTCAAAAATTTGGATGGAACTAAAAAGTGGCCAGCTGAACGAGAGTTTATTGTCAATAACGAGAAACGAAATAACTTTATTAAGAATCTCGTACATAGTTTAGAAGGTCAAAATAATTTGATTCTATTTGACCTTGTAGAAAAACACGGTAAAGTTCTAGAACCTTTGCTTCGCAAAGAAGGAAGAGAGCTCCACTTTATATATGGTGGGACCAAAGGAACTGAACGTGAAGATATACGACACTTAGTTGAGAATGATTCTGAAAAGAGGCACGACATACTTGCTTCTTACGGAGTTTTCTCCACCGGTGTTAATTTGAAAAGATTAGATAATGTGATATTTGCTACTGGTTCGAAGAGTGAAATCAAAGTACTTCAATCTATCGGTAGAACATTGAGAAAAGCTGACGACTCGACCGAGGCCGTTCTGTATGATATTACTGATGATTTATCTATTGGAAGCTTTGAGAACTATACACTTAAGCACTTTAAGAAGAGGATTGAAATCTACGGAGCTGAAGAGTTCCCTTATAAGATTTACACTGTAGAGATATAGTTTATTAGATACCTTAAAGGTTGATAACCTTATTATACCACGCTTTTTAGTAGTTGTCAACCCTTTTTTTAAAAATAATGCAACTTTTTTCAAATATGAACATAAAGGTTGACAAATTGTATAAAACATGTTATAATTTAACCTTTAAAAATTCCAACATAAGGAAATACTAATGGCAAGAAAAAGAAATTATGTCAATAATCCAGATTTACTTGCTGCCTTGATAGATTACAAAGCTCTATGCAAGGAAGCTGAAGACGCTGGAGATAAAAACCCACAAGTACCAGAATACATTGGAAAGTGCATTCTACTTATTGCAACTAGACTTGCAACTAAACCAAATTTTTCTGGCTACTCATATAAAGAAGAAATGATATCAGATGGAATTGAGAATTGCTTAATGTATATTCACAACTTCGACCCAGAGAAAAGTAGCAATCCCTTTGCTTACTTTACTCAAATTATCTGGTTTGCATTCCTTCGAAGAATTCAAAAAGAAAAGAAGCAGACTTATATTAAGTTTAAAGCTTCTCAAAATATGTTAACTCAGAGCATACTTCAAGATAGTGATGCACAAACTATTCAAATGAATGAGCCACCTGAGTACATAAGCCGATTCATTGATGATTTCGAAAAGAAATTTAAAAAAGGAAACGAAGAAAAGAAATGAAAAAAATCTTAATATGCGGGCTTCCTGGTTCGGGTAAGAGCTATCTTGCAGAACCGTTGGCCGAGGCTTTGGGCGGTGTTTGGATTAACGCTGACCAAGTACGTGAATATTATGACGACTGGGATTTTACAGATGAAGGTCGTATGAGACAAGCAATGAGAATGAAATATCTCGCAGACGGTGTAGTTCGAGCTGGAAAATATGCTATTACCGATTTTGTTTGTCCGTTCGAAAAAGCTCGAGTAGATTTTGGAGCAGATTACTTAGTCTGGATGGATACAATTAAGGAAGGACGATTTGAAGATACTAATAAAATCTTTGAAGCGCCACAAGTTGTAGACCATATTGTACATACGTGGATGCCTGACACTCACGTTTCAATGGCAAATGTAATCAAAGCAAAATATGAGTGAAGTAACAAAATCAAGACATTTAGCTAAAGCAGTTACATGGAGAATCATTGCAAGTATAACTACAGCTGGCATTGCACTATACTTTGGTTTACCCCAAAAAGCAGTCGGCGCAGTTTTTCTTGCTGATATAGTAATAAAATTTGTATTGTATTATGGGCATGAACGCTTATGGTATAACTACATAAAATTTGGAGTAAAAGAGTAATGTTTGAAATGGAAGATGCATTCGATTTTAAGAAACCAACAGTGCAAATGTTGGGTAGATGGCAACCGTGGCATGAAGGTCACACAAAATTATTCGAAAAAGCCTTGACAATTACAGGACAAGTTGTTATAATGGTACGTGAAGTATTTGGCATCGAAGGCGATGCTGGAGCTGGTCGTACTGTTGCACAGACAGACAATCCCTTTGGTGAGATTGCTGTTATTGATGGTATTAAAAAAGGTTTAGGCGAAGCAGGTTATGAAGAAGGTCGTGAATATATGATTATGGCCGTACCAAACATCGTAGACATTAGCTATGGTCGAGGTGTTGGTTATACATTTACAGAGCACGACCTAGGCGAAGATGTACATAACATCAGTGCTACAAAAATTAGAGCTAAAATGAGAGAAGAAGGTAAATTATGAAATTAGTATACTACCCCGACCCAATTCTTGGGAAAGGAATGGAAGATTTTGATTTTGATAAAGTCAAAGAAATATTCGCAGATGCTGCAGACTTGAAAGAACAAATGGTTGACTTGATGGTAAATAAGAAAGGTATTGGCCTATCTGCTCCACAAGTTGGTTTGAACATGCGTTGCTTCGTAATTGGAGAAACAAGAGAATCTGCTATCATGGTAATCAATCCAAAGATACTTTCCTTTAGTGAAGAAACAGAATTGGCGCCAGAAGGTTGTCTAAGCTTTCCAGACATGTTCTTAAATATTGCTAGACCAAAAACAGTTTCAGCTGAATGGCTAGATGAACATGGTGAGAAACAAAGCGGAACACTTGATGGATATGGTGCTCGATGCTTCTTGCATGAGTTTGACCACCTTAACGGGGTAGTATTTAAAGAAAAAGTATCTCGTCTCAAATGGGATAGAGCTACGACTAAGAAAAATAAAATCCAAAAACAAAGAAAGAAAATGCGAGAAGCCATGACATATCTTAATGCTATGGCACAAAAAGAAAAAGCTCAGGCAGAAGAAGTATTAGACCTGAACACTGGAGATTAAATGAAAATTGCGATTGTTACCGATTTACATTTCGGTGCTAGAGGAGATAGTCGTGTATTTCACGAAGTACAAAGAAAGTTTTTCCAAGAAGTATTTTTCCCTTATGTAGACGAACATAATATTACTACTGTATTTGACCTTGGTGACACTTTTGACCGAAGAAAGTATGTTAACTTTGTAAGTTTGGAACGTTGTCGTGAGTTCTTTTTTGATGAGCTTGACAAACGTAATATTGATTTTCATGCATTGATTGGTAACCACGACATATTCTATACAAATACGAATGACATTAATAGTATGAATTTGTTATTGCAAGACTATGAAAACTTTAATCTATACCAAGATAAAGCTGAACACTTAACTCTTGGCTCGACAACATTCTTGATGTTACCTTGGATTAATAAACAGAACGCAGAATACAATTACAAAATGTTAGCTGAATCTAAAGCTGATGTTGTTATGGGTCACCTTGAAGTGAAAGGATTTGAAATGCTCAAAGGTGTTCCTTGTACTCATGGTACAGAAATGGAAGTATTCAAACATTTTGAAGATGTTTACTCTGGTCACTTCCACCATCCATCTCGTTATGGCAATGTAGAATATCTCGGAGCACCTTATGAAATGACTTGGTCAGATTATAATGGTAGTCGTGGATTCCATGTCTTTGATACTGAAACAAGAGAGATGACCAAACACGAAAATCCAAACAAAGTTTTTTACAAAATTGATTACGATGATTCCAACTGGACTGTCGATGATGTAGCTAATTTTGATGTTGACCAGTATAAAGATACATTTGTAAAAGTTATAGTGAAGAATCGTACCAATGCTTATCTCTACGACCTGTTTATGAGTCGAATGAGTGAATCCGGTGCGGTTGATGTGAAAGCGATAGACGATAACCTTAACCTTGAACATGTTGGTGTTGACGAGGTACTCGACGAAACTAAAGACACTGGGGAAATCCTTCACCAGTATATAGATAGTATAGAGACCCAAGTTGACAAAACTCGTATCAAACAAGTTATCGACGACTTATATCATGAGGCCCTTAGTTTATAATGCGAATACATTTTAAGAAGATTAAATACAAAAACATATTATCCACAGGAAACAATTTTACCACAATCGACTTTGATACTAAACCTACCACACTTATTAGTGGTTCTAATGGTTCAGGTAAAAGCACATTGCTCGATGCTATTGTTTTCGGTTTATACGGAAAGCCATTTCGTAAAGTCAATAAAGGTCAGTTAATTAACACAATCAATAACAAAGAATTATTGGTTGAGATTTATTTTGCTGTTGGTGGTAAAAACTACATGGTGAAACGAGGTATGAGACCTGTTGTATTTGAAATCTATCAAGATGGTCAACTCATTAACCAAGACGCTGCAAAGAAAGATTACCAAGAGTATCTAGAAACATCTATCATTGGTATTAATTACAAATCCTTCAACCAAATTGTTGTTCTCGGTTCAGCTACCTATGTTCCATTTATGGAGTTACATGCAGGAGCAAGACGAGATATCATTGAAGATTTGCTTGACATTCAAGTATTCAGTACAATGGGTTGGTTAGCTAAAGACCAGATGAAAGCAACAACTGATGATATCAATGACAATTCATATAAGATTGAGTTAACAGAATCTAAAATTGAAAGTGCTAAAGAGAACAACGAAGAGATTCGTAAGATTAAAGAAGTTGAAGTATCTAAAATCAAAGAGCGTATGGGTGTTGAAATCGATGCTGTAGAATCTAAAAACAAAATGATTGATGCGCAAGATGAGATTATTAAAACTCTTTATGATGATATATCTGATAAAGCAGATGAGAAACAAAAATTCCAAGAGGCAACAGAAAAGAGAACAGAACTCGAACGACAGCGTATTGCATACGAAAAAGAGTTATCCTTTTATCACGACCATGACAATTGCCCAACCTGTAAACAAGGTATTGAACACGACTTTAAACAAGACCAAATTAATGAGAAAAATACAAAGAAAGATGATATTGAAAAAGGTCTTGTAGAAACAGCTGGTGTTATTAAAACTCACCAAGACAGACTCAACTCAATATCTAAAATCGAAACAGAAATTCAAAATGTTAACTTCAAAATTTCAGAGTATCGTGCTGAAATTAAAATGTCAAAGAATGCACTCCTTGCAATGAAAAAAGAATTAGATAGTGCACAACGAGAAGTTGA